ATTTGATAAATGCATCAGCAATCGTTCTTTGTACGAAAGCAAACTCATCCAAGAACAATAATGAAAAACTGTAACCACGAATTGCAGATGAAGATGTGGAAGAAGCTATAATCTTAGAACCATTCTCCAGTTCCAAGTTTCCTTTATTCCACTCAACAATACCCTGTTGTAAAAACTTTGGTAGATGTTGATAAGCTGTCTGTAATCTTCCAAGTAACTCTCTGGATGTAGATGCTTTGTTGGCCAACATACCAACTATCTTTGTCTTGTTAAATAATATATAATGTAAAATATAACCAAGACTTGTTACAGATTTACCAGATTGCCTTGCACTCTTTACAATAACATATCTATTATTATGTATAATATTAATTAAATCTTCTTGATAATCATAAAGGTCAAAAGGCACCAATCCCTTATCAACATGAATAACTTGAACATAATTTTTAAGAAAATATACAATGCTATCACGACACTTTACATATTCTTGAACTTCATGTTTAGTAAATTGTTCAGGAACATTAGTTGGCTTTAATAACTGATTACCTAAGTATGAATCATTTCTATTATCTTTTGCCATTATTTTTTCTTCTCAAGTAATAAGTCTTGCAGTTCTTTTGTACTTCCAATGAACAAAGAATTATTTACAGTATGAGGGTCTTTAACATCTTTCTCAATTTCTTTCTTTGTTTTCTGTAATTGCAAAAGTTCTTTTGTCGTATCAGATAAATTTCTAATCAACATGGCAGTTACTTCATATGCTCGTGCTGACTCTGATTCTTTTGCAACAGCTAACAATTCATCAAGGGCATCATTGCCTTTAGTAATTAAATTATGATATTGATCTCTTGAAAAATCATAATCAGAAGTTAAATCTGTTTCAGCCATTTTAACATCAGGTGATTTTTCTTTTTTCTTATTTCCAATTGGTATCAAATCACCTGTAACATCCAATACTTTATTTAATTTCTCAACAGTTGTTTTTTTCATATAATTATCCTATTCTTAAGGTCTTCGTGCATCAAAGTAATTTTTAGAAAGTTCTCCTCGCAGGCCTGTGTTCAAACTGCCACCTGTTGTTTCGTCTTTCTTTCTACATTTTACATAGATTGTTTCATTTGGTGAAGGGCCAGGTGTAGTAAAAGTTCTTATACCACTTGCATAAGAACCATTTGCTTCTGAATATGTATCAGACGTTGTGGCAGCATTATCATATTCCCATATCTCATTACCATTACTACCATCTTGACTTGATCCTAGTACAACTGTCCATGCCATATTTATTACTCCGTATAAGTTGTTGTGTATCCAAAATCATCATCAGTATCAGCTGATAACGGATCTGGTTTAATATCTGTGTTACTCGCTGTCACTTTTTGTGATGATGCTAATTCAGCTTGTTCTGTTCGATCATATTTTCTAACATCAACTTCTCTAATAACTTTAATATCATCAATCGGACCGTAAAGAAACGCATGAACTGTAAAAGTCAGAGTATGTATTAATGCTCGTCTTGCAAGAAAATCTCCTTCGTAAGTATCTTCTGTTGATAATCCAGTAAAGACAATTGGTATATCTCTTTTAATTCCAATTGTACTCATCTCATTCATTGTAACTTGATATGCTGGTGTGAAGTATGGTAAAATTTGTTCAAGTATTTGTGTACCATCATCAGAATTTTTAACCATAACACTTAATGTAAAATCAAAGTTATATGGAGTTGGAGTAAATACAGATGATAAATGTGTTGTACTAGCAGCTATATTAGCAGTCGCTGTTGCATTTGCACCATTACTACCACCATCTTTAACTGTAACAGTTGGTGTGGATGTATAACCTGATCCAGCATTAGTCATAGTTACTGTTGATTGTACAATACCATCAGCAGCGTTAGCAGTTATTGTTCCAACAGCTCCCGTTCCACCACCACCAGTAAAAACAAGAGTTGGTGATGTATAACCAGTACCACCGTTAGTAATAGTTACTCCTGAAACTGTACCAGTAGCTTTAGGTGCTTTGAACTGTTTTGTTGTTGCTAACTTTCTTGTTGAATCATAATTAATTGAAGTAAACTCAAATGACATTCGTGGTAAAGTTAATCCCACTTTCCCTTTACTTATATCAGTTGCTTCTCTTAATCTTACCAAGAACTTCTCAGCAGGTCCGTAAGCTATAGGTACTTTAATTTCTTCTGCAACCACACCGGCAGAAGTAACTCGCCGTACACTAATATCATTAAATACTGTACCAAACAGTATAACAATATTTCGTATATTCTTATTATAAAAATAAGTACCAAACATTATCTCACATCTCCAAACGGATTGTTTTCTGAAAAATCAAGAATTGAATCTGCTTCAATCTCAAATTCCAAGTTATCAGCATTCGGATCTGTCGGCAATACTTGATCTATGTCAGCTTTACCAGTAGAATCTAATGTAGTTGATAATGACCATACAGCACCACTTGTTACACCAGTAGTTGCTACTGCTGCTAAACTACCTGAAACATCATTAAGTCTTAATGTTCTTGTCACACTATCCCAACTAACAACTGTTCCTTCAAAGGTACGCAACCCAGATGTTCCTTGATAAATTATTTCATCAACAGCAAATGTTCCACTACCACCAGCTGTCATAATAAGATCAATTGTATAACCTTGTTCTCTCTCAATATTATCTATATCAGTAATACCTGTTGCCAATTCTTCTTGACTATATTGGAAGAGCTCACAAGTTATATCAAAACTATAATTCTTTCCAGCTTGATAAAATGGTTGTTCGTGTTCAACAAACTTAATTTCAAACAATCCCTTACTCAATGGTAGATAAATTAAATCACCTTCCAATGGTTTTGCCAAATCTGTTGCAAGTTCAAATCTATCTTTATGAACTGTGAAGATAACTTCATCACGAACATCCAAACCAAACTTACTAACCAAATCACCTTCACCACCAAAACCTTCAGTTCCTTTAAGATACATTTCTATTTCATAAGCAGTAGAAAACTTATTTAAAACATCTTCACCAATAATCAAATCTTCTTTAATCAAAGTTCGTGGAAGATAAAATACATCCATACCATGAATTTTAATTACTTCACTTGTTAACTCATTAATTAATTCTTGTTCTGCATGTGATGTTATATTTTGAAAATATAGATTAGTTGACATTAGCCCATAAACCCATCAGGTGGAAGTTCCCATTTAAGATTCATTTCTTCTTCTATCTTATTAATCTCGTCTACAGCTTCATCATAGATTGTTTTACCATTGAGTGTAACACCACCTGGAAGTTGCACACCCTCAAATTTCTTTAAGTTCTCTCCCCATTGTCGTTTAATCAATGCTGTACAATATTTCTTTAAAAATATATCATTATATACTTCTTCATGTCCAGCAGCTGTCGGATCTAAAACACGATAACATTCAACAATAAGAAAATCACCAACTTCAAATTTCTTAGCCCAATCAGTTTCAATAAATAATTTATTCTGTTTACGATTAAAAATAACTGTAGGATTAACAGTAAATAAATGGTCTACCATTTGAAAATTCTGTAATGACATCTGCCAATTAATTAATGATGAACCAGTAAATGTATTTAAATCATTCAAACGCAATTGAAATTCTTCATTAAACATACCAGTTTGAAATGCGTTAAAATTGGCAACTGGTAATACTCTACGAACACTAATAACAGGTCCCCCATCAATATATTCTGTTTGACTAGGAGTTGTTGTTAGATCCGGATCAGCCATATCAATATATTCATTATCAATATCAGTTTGTGTTATTTTATGTTTAAGAAAAACTTTCTCCACACCATCAAAATGATACTCTGCAAAATATTCTAAAGCATCATCTACTCTATCATCACATTGTTCGTCATCCACATTGATTTCAATAACAGGATGTCCTAATCGTCTTAAACAATATTCTTTTAAGAGTGGTCTTGTTGTAACTCTTGAATCTGGATATGCCATAGTTTTATCCTAACGCGATTGCCATTGTTACAGCTTTTGCCGTTGCTTGTTGTAAAGTTGCACCTGCAGCTGTCGTACTTGCAATTACAACAATTGAGTCATCAGACTTTCTTGTGTATATCTTTTGGTCAACAACATTAATACATATCTCACCAACAGCTAAATCACTTGTGGTTGGTATAGATGATGCTGTTTCACTTTTCTTCGGTTTGATTACTGTCGCCATCTACTGGTTCCTGTTTAG